TTGGCTTGCAAAGCACCCTGTGGGGCCTGTGCCAGGTACTTCCAAGCATTCTCAGGATTGTTATCCATCATCTGACCGAAGCCACCCCAGAAGTCATTAGCCTGATTTACCTGACGACCTGGTGTAGGCATTGCCATCTCAGGACGCTGGAAGTTCTGAGGAACGTTGTTCATCTCTTGTGCACGAATCTCAGCTTCAAACTGCTCTTGTGCGGCGAGCTGATTCAAATATGCAGCCTCCTCATTTGTAGGAGTTGGATAAGGACCGTTAGGACCGAAGAAGTCATTAACGTAATCGGCCAAGACATCAGGGTCAGTGAGCATCAAGTTCATTGCTGCACGCTCTTCACCAGCAGCGTCAATCAACAATGACTGTGCTTGTACTACCTGCACTTGTTCAACGAGTGCATCTTCTACTGCACAGGCGTACTGGTTAAGTAGTACGGGTGCTTCTGCACCAAAGTGCTCAAGGACTTCAAGACTTTCGTCGCTGATTTGACTTAGGTATGCGTCGCTTACCGCCTCCTGCGCCTGGGGCTGCATTTGCATTTGCGCCTGCATTGGCACCTGGGAGGTTGAGTAACCCTGGGTTAAAGCTTGGGGACTGTAGGTCGCCTGAGCCGAAGGCACCGACATTGCTTGGGGAGTTGAAGCCCAGCTGGCTTGTTGAGAATCCTGATACGTCGGAGTTTGGTATGCCGAGTACGGAACCTGGGTTTGGGAGGGGCTGCTTGTATTCAAGCTTGCGCTGAGCGCCTGGAACGCTTCCTGCCATGGATTCCCCTGGGGTGCCGAAGCCTGCTGCGCCTGGGCCGGAGCCTGGTACGTTGGCATTTGGGGCACCTGCGCCTGGACCTGATAGGCCTGCGATGCTTGGGGCTGACTCATCCCTGATGGGGATGCCGAGACGGGAGCGACGCTGGTCTGCATCGGAGAGCTTGTCTGGGCTTGAGTTGGAATTGCTTGGTTTGTAGCTTCCACTGTAACTTAACTCCTTACGTAAGAATTCTAAAGATCGATATAAGAATCCTGTAATATCAAGATTCGGGTCAGACGCCAATGGTAATTCAGGTGTCTGTGGGTGCGGTAGTTGATAAAGACTACCTAATAATCCAATAAATGAATTTAAAGACTGTTGGGTTTGTTGAACCATCCTGAACGGATAGCCTGAAAGCATTGCTGCTCTCTCTTCATCCGTTTTGTTTGGGAATAAGTATTTAAGTGCTTCAATTGAATCAACACCTAATTCTTGTAGATTTCGGACGACAATACTGTTATTTAGAATGTCATCTGTACCATCTTCAAATACTTCGCCCATCCAACGCCAGGTTACTTTCGTACTACCGTCAGGGACAAGTCCAATTACTCCAGGAGGCATTTCTCCTGACTCAAGTGTAGCACGGATGTTTTCTTCCCTTTCTTGCACAAATCGTTGAATGTCAATATTATATTGCTCCATTGCTAGAGGATATTGATCAGGGTCTTCTTGAAATTCTTCAGGTAATGGTATCTCTGGTTTGATGAGACCAATTGCTGATGCAAACGAATCTTCAAACATCTTCTCTTCGTGTGCAATCATCAACGAGAACAACTTACACAAGCCGTATGTAAATAACCCTTTTGCTTTCTTCTCTGCGGTAGCTGCTACACGACCATACATCGTTTTAATTTCATAAGCAGTACTAGCAGTACCAATGTCTAAGTCGTCTACACCACCAAGTGCTAATCGAATTTCTGATCTATAACTTTTTACATATAGATTCTGGTCACCAGATACACTATCAGGTGTCATATACTGAACACGATCAGTAGGTTCTAGGTTTGCAATAACCCTAGGAACTTTAATTTGACCATCTACTGAACGTCCACCAAAAGGTTGACTAACTCGTGTGCTATGAATTGAACCACCATTCATTGGCGCAAAACCAGCTTGAGAACTAATAGTTGGCTTGAAGCTATTCTCATCACCTGATTCAATCAAGTCGTGACGAGGACGACTAGATACTAACGTTGGGTTGCCAAAAAACTTAAGGTTCTTACGAATATTCCTGACTAACTCATCGTGATACAAGATTTGATTTGATAGCCAATCAAACTCACCGTTACCGGTCGCTTCACCAGTACAATCCATATGATTGAATACTTCAACCGCTGGAATAAAGCCTAATGAATTTGTCAAGGTTTCCGTAGAACCAGGCATACTCATAGGCATAGCGCCGTTCTCATTATCAAACTCAATCTTTTCATCAGATATTGTTTGCTCAATTCTATCTTTATAGACTTTTAAACGAATAAACTTTTTCTTGCCTCCACGTTTAGTTGTGTTGTCATACGCACCTAACGTTGAAGATTGTTTTACTGCAAAACTATAGACAAGCACCACGCTTTCTAAATCGTTATTCTGATCTCGATATGCTCTATAGCTATCCTTTGGGAAATATAATAACTGATATTCATCACCTGAAGGTCGGAAATAGAATAGACCTTGCCCATCACACAAGAAATAATCGACAATACTATCAAGCTTCATATCAAGCATATTATGCTCACACACTTGATTGATAAACTCTCTACGTTTACCGTAAGAGTCTTGCTCTGCAAAAAACTCTAAACCTCTACGCAGCATAAACATACGCATCTGTGAAAGATGCGAAGACACAATCATACTATCAATAGATAGATCACCTCTACGCTCTTTTGCTGCTGTAAGAATTTGCTGAAATTCGGTCTGAGTAGAGTTTGACATTCTGTATATTCTTGTATATTTAAAGTTTAATTCATTTTGCTATTCACTGCTGTTAATTAATCACAACACTAATGTATCAGTCAAGACCTATGCTGCTAATTTTGTCCCACCAAGAGTCACCTATGCTACCTAAATCAGGAGCTTTAGGTCCCTCATACTTGCCAGGACTTCCCCAGGAAGAAGGATTATCCCTAGAGGATTTGTATCTATCACCAAATATATTTAGATTGGTCAGCTCAGATTTAGCCTCATCGTACAAAGGAGCCATACGAGTCTGCTTGTCTAAAGCTGTTAGATCAACGCCACCCGCGTTCTCCATTCTGTTTATATATTTACTAGCAGTATTGAATTTGTCAGAATCCCTGCTGTTTACAATATCACGAGCATTGTTAATATGCCTATTAGTAAATTCCTGAGTAAAGTCTCTTCCTGCCTCGTGATTATGTAACTGTTCGTCTCTATTGCGTTGGACTTGCTGGTCGTAATCAGCATCGACTGCATTATCTATTTCTTCACGAGTTTCTTGGACAATTTTTGTGGGTGTGTACTCTGGAGCCTTTTCATAATTAATGCCTCCACTTGGAGCTGTAGGCTGTGCTGGAGCTGGTTTAGGTGCAGGCTTAGTGACAGCAGGCTGTATTGGAGCTGGCTGTCGTCTAATCACACCAGGCTGTGCTGGATCTGGGCTAGGTGCAGTAACGGCAGGGCCTTTTTTAGCGTCTTCTAATTTTTTATCAAATTCATCCGATCCAGCTAAACGCAACTCTGGTTTTTTAGCTGGTGAAACTTCTGGCTTTGGTGTAGGTGTACGTGTAGGCTTTGGGGCAGGTTTTGGTGCAGGTTTACTGCTGGAACTGCCGGAGCGTCGTGCTCTATCTAGTTCTGCCTGCAGAGCCTTATATTCATTAATGTTATTCGGCGCTGTACCCTTGTTCACCGACTGCCAGCCTGTACCATTGCTAGAACGTTTAGCATTTTTATTAGTGCTCATGAAGCTATCCCACATGCCTCTTGAGCCACCTTTTGTATATGCGTCCCTCAATGCTTCTTCGTTATACATATTTTGAACTTGGCTTCTTTATACCTTATTATAACTATTGATTTAATAAGATGCTAGTCATTGAACTCCATTTGCAAAGCACCACGTCTCAATAATCCACCCATAGTTAGCACCATAGAATCGACTGCGTCATCGTGCTGAGAGTGCCCGAAGTTCAATAGCTCGTCCTCAAGTATGTTCCATTTGCGCCACTTATTCCATACAACTTTCTTGTGCTCATATAACCCAAGTACACCACGTAGTCTTGCTAATTTGTCACCTTTGAACCCTTTAACAGGTGAGCACGTCAGATTGTATAAAGCACGCTGGTCAAACATCACACGCTTAAAATCACCTTCAAATGATGTTTGATACGCTACTGCTTCAGGCCATATCACACACGGTGACATTGTTGGGAACCATTGACCTTCATCGTTCTCAAGCAAGATGTTCCAGTCAGATAACATCTCACATAAAGTATCCATCTTCTCTAGATTGCCCATTGTTCGTGAGCGGCGTTGGTCAATCAAATATATCTTTCCGTCTTTGATTCCTCCTAGTGTCATTACAGTCCAATCATTTTTTTCACTTAAGCCAGCACTAAGGTCAATGCCTACGCCTAAGCAGTCATAATCTTCTGGGACTACATCTTTTACAATCAGTTCAGGTGAGATACCAACGTCTGCATTACGAACTGCTGTATTGAGATACTGATATGCAAAGGCAACACGGTCTTCCATCTTGCGTTCGTTCAAGTATTTCATAGACCAGAACTCTGGCCAATACGAACGTTGTCTACCTTCAGCGTCTGTTATGACAGCTTTCTGGATAATTTGTTTCCAGTTGTTCTTGGGGACAAACAACGTCGCGTGAATATCGTCAAAGTGGAAGCGGGTGCCCAAACAGATTGCCCTTGCCCCTTGAAACATCGTTGGTGCGATAACGTTAGACCACGTCTGTTCCATCTCACGGCGAATGTCTGGGTTGTTGATTGAAGCGGCAGATTTGATAGGGTCATCAATAAGCACCAGCTGTGATCGTTTAGAGGTGATTGCACCTTTGAGACCACCACACGCAATTGTAAAAGCTTCCTCGCCTGCTGTATCAATCCCTGCAAAGTCATAGTCAATACTCCAGTATTCATCAGAACGTTTTATCTTTGATAGCCTCACCATTGGAAAGACTTCACGGTATTTATTACTTGTCAAGATACCCTTAATGGTTGCACTCTTGGCTCTACTAATATCAACCATATATGCAATATATAGTATACGCAACATCTGCTTGGCTGCGGTGTGTCTGCCAATCATCCAGGCTGCAAATAATCCAAGCACTGTTGATTTAGCTGAACCGCGAGGTGCAAGGATTGCTGTGTTAGGTCCACCAACGCCAAGTAAGCATTCCGTATCTACACCAGTACATAACTCTGCGTGCCACTCCATCATATGATTTGCAGGAGCTTTACCCATAAAGACACAGAAGTCTTTGAAGTCATCTCGTGCTCTAAGTACTTCTGGTGTAGGTGGCTTAGTCGTTACTTTTGTTGCCGTCATTAATGCTGAACGACGGTAAGCTAAAGCAGCGCTAGGGATTGCCATATAAGTAAGTTATCTTTCCTTTAGTCTATCGGCGCTCCGCTGCTCTTTGTGCTTGACGATTTTTAGCCTTGGCTAGTGCCTTACTT